TCCAATATTTATTGGTTAACTCCGAATTAACATGCCTTGTAATAATAAAACCGTAATCATTCATTAATAGTATAAATTATAATATTAATGAAAATTAAACATTTTTTCAAAATAAACACTTCTAAACTAAAACAGGTATTTTGTCAATATCTATAACATCATTTGAAACAGTCCCTTTAAAATCAGCGTATGCTTTAAATTCTGGTCGTTCTAATTGCGCTTGAGGTGTGTGTTTATTAACACATCGAGCAATCATTTTATACAATTTAAAATCAGGGTATCGGTCTTGTCCATTATTCTTATATAATACATTAATACCTTTGTCATCGAGACACCATTCTACAACTAGACGTTGAACTGGGTTACATTTTGTCAAGTCTTGAACTTCCGACATATCTTCTACAACGTAGTCAAAAATAGAGCATGCTAGGCGACATAAGTCGAAACTGTAATTGGGTTCCAATCGCGATTTCTTTTCATTGAAATATGGTTCTGTGTTGTATTGAGTTGCCGCATCATTGCCGGTTTGGAAACTGTCGCTACAAAAAAGTTTCCCATTATATTTGTAAATGCTTCTTCCGAAATCAATGATTTTATAGATTCTGCCAAATGTTGGTACCTTATAGTATTGTTTTTTATAGCAATAATAAATAAATTTTTTATCTGTCTGGTTATACATTACATTATTTGAATGCAAATCATTATGAGTGAAAGCAAATGCTTTTTGGTAAGTGATTAAAATCATTATAATTTGCATAAATGCGGACATCCATTCTTCTTCTTTTAAATCGTTTGATAATATTAAATCATCAAATGTATTTTCACAATATTCCATACAAATAACTTGAACAGGGAATTGTGGTATAATTGCGTTTATTCTCTCTTCTTCAAAACTATCATCTGAATCTTCGTCTTCCCATTGTGTGTCATCGTCATCTTCTTCTACATCTTTTTCTTCTACATCTTTTTCTAAAGGTGGATCGTTTTCTAAAGGTTGATTTGCGTCTACTTCATTTGTGTCTAAGTCATTTTGCTCCATTTCACCATCAACTGTATAAGACGTTCTAGACGAACACGTTGAATTTGATTTTAACGAAACTTTATTGTCATTATCATTTGTCATATTTGAATTTGTAATATCAATTAGTTCAGAGTAATCACAACCTTTTAAGTCTTCCAAATTCATCAAATTGTTTTCATCGTTAAATATATTCTCAAAAACTTCATTATCAAATGATTTAATAGATATATTTGATTTAACAGATGAATTATGCTCTATTTTAAGTGGTTTCAATTTAGTATCTTCATTTTGAAACTGAAATAAATGTTCATAATCATCGACTTTAAAAAGTGAATTCTTGTTTTTATTAAAAAAATCCGAATTATTTAGGTATTCAATATCGTCATAAATATTCAAAACAAAATTGTTTTTTATTGCTAAAAACGAACCATAATAATCTACTCCATGTTGAAAATTATTTTCATAAATCAGGTTACTAGAGAGAAATAAAAATAGTCCATCAACATATGCCGAATTGTTCATATCCAATATTTTGCTGTTGCAAGTTGTTTCGTCAGAATTGATACTGGGTAGATTCAAAATTTTGTCATCATTGTTGTATTTTCCTATTAGATATTTAAAAGGATCTAGCAAAGGCGCCAATTTAAAAAACATATCTTTGTCTTTTGTTTTTGAATTATTATTTATATTTTTAATACGACAATTATACAATTTATTGTAATCTGTATCATCCATATTTTCATATGTTTCATATTCGTTTATTGATGATATATACCATTTATGATTCAAATTTATATTATTGTAGTTGGTATCATTCAAACTGAAAAAACGATTATAAATTGGAATATAATTTTGTGTTTTAGAGAGAAACAATGAAGTAGGTTTTTCTAAACTTTTAAAAAGTTCAGAGTTTTTCCTTTTTTGATAATTGATATTTATCATTATTAGGTAATTAATATATAAATTATATGAGTTTTTAACTCATTATTTACATAAAGTGTTTTACCTTTTAAGTTGGTAATAATTTCTCTCTTAATATCAATTTATAAACTACATTAAGAGAGAAATTAATTGCGTTTTTAATTGTATTTAAAATTTTATACAATATAATATATGACGCTTGAATTAAAGAAATTCGATATGAAAAGCATTAGTTTCAAACCGAATGAAAATAAGGGACCTGTTGTTGTGTTAATCGGAAAGCGTGATACTGGCAAATCCTTCTTGGTAAGAGACTTACTTTATTATCAACAAGAGATTCCCATCGGTACCGTAATTTCGGGAACAGAAGAAGGCAACGGGTTTTACGGAAAAATGGTGCCCAAATTGTTTGTCCACAATGAATACAATAGCGCCATTATTGAAAACATCTTGAAACGACAGCGTACTGTGTTGAAACAGATTAAAAAGGAGATGGAAACATATAAACGCAGCACTATCGATCCTCGCGCATTTGTCATTTTAGATGACTGCTTATATGATAACACTTGGTCACGCGATAAATTAATGAGACTCCTGTTCATGAACGGTGAAGGTTTGCCGGAGTCATTTTAAAAGAATGGCTAGTTTACTGCTTATTAGCATTAAGCAACACGTCCAAATTGCGGAGACGTCTTGTAAGGTTTATACTACTAAATTATTGTAGAAATATAATAATGGCTTATGCTAATCACATAAGGTATAGTAAAAAGGTATAAAATAGAGATAACCCGCAGCTCGTCACCTAAGTCCGCTATCGGTAAGGATATGGTGATAGTTCAACGACTAAATGCCCGTGGGGTTGAGAAGTCTAACCAACTTCGATGATACCTTAAGATATAGTCTAAACCCATTCGAGAGAATGTTATGCCCATTTAAAAAGCATAGATTTAGTGATTTTAGAAGGAAATGTCTAAATGAAAATGGTATAAATTGAGACATTGGAAAGTAATGTTGGTGATAACAATGCAATATCCTCTCGGTATTCCACCCACACTGAGAACCAACATAGATTATGTTTTTATTCTTCGAGAGAATTACATAGCAAATAGAAAGAGAATATATGAGAATTATGCGGGTATGTTCCCAACATTTGAGTCCTTTTGTCAAGTGATGGATCAATGTACCGAAAATTATGAGTGCCTAGTGATAAATAATAACTCAAAATCGAATAAATTACACGATCAAGTGTTCTGGTACAAAGCAGACAACCACGGTGACTTCAGATTGGGTTCAAAAGAGTTCTGGGAATTATCGAAAGGACTCAAAGATGACGACGAAGAGGAGCAATATGATCCAAATTCGGTTAAAAAACGCGGTGCGGGACAGAAAATCAGCGTCAAAAAGGCGAATAAATGGTAAAAAGTATAGCAAAACCAAAGTGCTTTTATAAAAACTGCTTTTCAAATATATAAGCACTTTATTTTAATTAAAATTGATTAGTTTTAATTAAATATAAATATTTTATACAATAAAAATGAGTTTATACACACGAAATGTAGAGGAATTATTATTATATTTATCTAAAAGAAAAGACAAAATTGTTCATAATTTAAAAAAAAATTATAAAGAAAATATTCACTATATTATTGAAAAAAATAATTATAATAATATAAAAAAATATGGAGGGCAAAATAAAATAAATTATCTTCTTACAGAGGAAGCATTTGAATTGTTTAAAAACTCATATAATTTAAGAAATAGATATATTGTAAATATTAATGATAATGTGAAACAAATAAATTTATGTATGCCTATTGAAAATCAAACTATAGGATTTATTGAAAATTCATATAAGGATATTTTAAATGTAAAACGTCAATTTAATATTGGAAAATATAGAGCAGATTTATATTTTATAGATTATAAATTAGTAGTTGAATGTGATGAATTTAATCACACAGATAGAGATGAAATTAAAGAAAAAATTAGGGAAGAATATATTTTATCATTAGGGAATAAAATAATTAGATATAATCCTAACCAAAAACATTTTGATTTATCTAATGTTTTGAGAGAAATAAATATAATATTGTTTTCAAAAAGTGTATAAAAGAGAAGACAAAACAGACATCTTACTTGCTACGTGGGATACAATCGCAAAAGCAGCGCTATCCGAAGGCATTTCAACTGCGAAAATGAGTCGCTGTGTTAAAAATAAAACTATAGTAGACGATTATTATTATAGTGTTATTTAATTCTTTCTTTTATGTCTTATTGTTTTTCTGTTTGGTTTCTTTTTGCGTAAAGTTTTATTTTTACCTTGAGAAAGAACTTTGACACAATTACGGCAATTTTTTGATACTTTCGCTAAATCTAACGCGGTACTACCATTTTTATTCTTAATAGACTTATCTGCTCCGTACTTTAATAGAAGGCGTAGTTTATCTAGTTTATCATTCTCGTCTTTTTTATCCAGTGATACTGATTCGACCATTTGGTGAAGAACAGTCCAACCATTTTTATTTTGAATATTTGGGTCAGCGTTATGGGTTAAGAGAAATTTCATCCCTTCTAAAGTCCCCCATTTTGCTTCAAACATTAGAGCAGTATTTGTGCTTAAACCATTATCAAATATGACATTAATATCAGTTATAGTTCCGTCATCCAACATCTTCTTCATAAGAGGAATATTCCCTTTATTCTGAACGAACTTTTGTATATTTTCTTTACTATCTGTCATTTATATTATATTTTTAGAAAAAATATAATATAAAATTTGTTTAAAAAAGTATATAGTGATTATTTTAAATAATAACCTTTAATGTGTTTTGAAGCGTAACAAGAAGAAGCGTAATGACCTTTTCTTCCACATCGAAAACAACAATTATTTTCATCATCATAACAATTTTTATAAACAATTTGATTTTTAACTTTTTTACTACAATATTTTTCGTGATATTCACATTTTTGTTGTTCCATAAATTCTTTGCCTGATATACCCATCGAAATTTCCCAACCCCATTCTTCATAATTATCAGTTTCCCAACATTTATTTTCTTCACAATCTTTCGCAAAATGACCTTCTTTTCCACAAACAAAACATCTATTATTTGTTCCATTACTCATTTGTTTCAAAATATCTATTGTAGATTTTTCTAATTTTACAGAGACAAACGAACCACCACGAACATTATCTATTCCATATTTATCCATATAAATTCTTGTATATTTGTCTTCATCATAATCACAACAATTTGAAAATAGTTCTATCATTTTTAAAGGTTTATATATTTTGGTCCATTCCGAACCATTTGAATTAAAATGACTTTCTAACCTAAATTGTGGATTATTTGTTTTTCCAATATAATATTTTCCTTGTTCTAATTGAAGTATGTATATAAAAACCATTTTAGAATATTATTTATTATATTATAAATAATATTTAATTCATTTTTTAAAAGTATATTTGGTTCAACTTTTCTTTAATACATTTGGTTCAACCTTTTTTAAAGGTTGGTTTGGTTCAACTTTTGCTATACTTTTTTTAAAAGTATATTTACTCGCTCTTCTTACTAGCAAAAGGTCCACTAACTAATTGACTCTGTCCATTATCCGTCTTGCCAACCACAATGTTCTCACCTTCAAACAACTCCATTTGAATGTCCGCGGAAGAAATGTTGTCCTTCTCCTTAAACACAGACTCTTGTGTATTGACACCAATTAGATTACCTTGCTCGTCAATCGACTGCGTCAATGAGTTGCCCGATTTCTCCGCATTCTTGATGTTCTCCTCAATCGCCTTCTTCTTACTCTCCTTGACACGCTGGTCAAACGCGGACTTAGCATTCGACTCATTCTTGTTTTTCTCGCTCATCAACTGGTTAAGTTCCTCCTCCATATACTCGACACGACCTGTCTTATACGCTTCAGGCTCCCAAGGCATCCACAATCCAACCGGACCGACCATAATATCGTGATTCGGGTCAATCTCTCTGAGCATTTTACATCTCAACTCTGCCTCCTCAATTGTGGGATAACTGCCGCGAATTTTCAGACCGCGAGTGCTAGTTTGGAAGTTATGTGCGGCGCCAAATTCTTTTTCCAATGTCTCCTCATTGTTATCAATATAGGTCTTGTAATCGTCTTCCATTGTAGTCTTGGTCAAATTATCCTTTTCTTCCTTAACAAACTCTTTAAAGTCATTGGAAATATCATCAAATGAAACATTGTATTTAAAGGAGACGAAATTTAAAAACTGCACAAATTTTTCCATGGATTTATTCAAATCCCACTTCTTTAGGAATTTTTCAAAAAAGAACATTTGTTTTTGTTTAATAATGTTTTCGGGAGATACAAAAGACACACATACGAATTTTTGTCCTGCAAGCGGTTTGTCTTCTTCTAATAAGTCGACATATTTAGGATTATTTTTACCGTTAACTAATTTTCTCTCAAAACCTTTCTTGGCAGAACTCTTTTCTTTAGAATGATTCATTTTAATAGAAATAAATAATTATTTTTAAGTTTTTTATCGCATATATTATTTATTCATATATATATATAATTTTTTTCTTATTATTTATTATAATGAACGGATTAGTTAACGTTGGTGAACTTGTTAAAAGAATCATTAAATACCTTGTTGAAGGTTTAATGGTGGCTATTGCTGCTTACGCGATCCCTAAACGTTCCTTGAATGTTGAGGAAATCATCCTGATTGCTTTGACTGCCGCGGCCACATTCAGCATTTTGGATACTTATATTCCTACTATGGGTGTGACTGCTAGATCAGGCGCTGGTTTCGGTATTGGCGCTAACTTGGTTAGATTCCCTGGCGGATTTTAAAACGAAGTGACA